ATATTAAATAACTGGAGGGTTACTAAGACCTGTTTGAGGTTAGGTAGTAAGATTATTGGAAAGTGTTTGATGGGGTCTACGTCAAACGCACTTGACAAAGGGGGAGATAACTTTAAAAAACTTTACGAGGATTCGGATGTAACCAAAAGAAACGCCAACGGACAAACAAAGAGTGGAATGTATTCTTTGTTTATTCCAATGGAGATGAACATGGAGGGATTTATAGATATCTATGGCCAGCCAGTATTAAGAGCTCCAAGAGAAAAGGTTAGGGGTGTTGATGGTGAGTGGATTACTAATGGTGCTATTGACTATTGGGAGGCAGAAGTAGATTCCTTGAAGTCTGATGCGGATGCTTTGAATGAATTTTACAGACAGTTCCCAAGAACAGAATCTCATGCATTTAGAGATGAAAGCAAATCATCTTTATTTAATTTAACCAAGATATATCAACAGATTGATTACAATGATTCATTGATAATGGAACACCACCTCACTAGAGGTAATTTTTATTGGCTCAATGGTATAAAAGATAGCAAGGTGGCTTTTAGTCCAGATAAGAGGGGAAGGTTTTTGATTAGCTGGACACCTCCTAAAGGATTGCAAAACAATGTAATAGATAGAAGGGGTATAAAATTTCCTGGCAATGACCATATAGGTGCATTTGGATGTGACTCTTATGACATATCGGGAACTGTTGGTGGTGGAGGTTCTAATGGGGCGCTTCACGGAATGACTAAATTTAGTATGGAAGAAGCACCAGCAAATGAGTTTTTTTTAGAATATGTAGCTAGGCCACAGACTGCTGAGATATTTTTTGAAGAAGTACTTATGGCCTGTGTGTTTTATGGAATGCCTATTCTTGTGGAGAACAACAAACCTCGTTTGTTATACCACTTTAAGAACAGGGGCTACAGAGGGTTTTCAATGAATAGACCAGATAAGCACATATCAAAACTATCAAAGTCAGAAAAAGAGCTAGGTGGTATACCTAATAGCTCGGAAGATGTGAAACAGTCTCATGCTGCTGCAATTGAATCTTACATAGAAAAAAATGTAGGAATAGATTTTGAAGGGCAGTTTAGAGAAGCTGGAGATATGGGTTCTATGTTATTTACTAGGACTTTAGAAGATTGGGCAAAGTTTGATATTACCAACAGAACTAAGTTTGATGCTAGTATTAGTTCTGGTCTTGCTATTATGGCAACACAAAGGCATATGTATCAAGTAGAAAAAAAACAATCAAAAATAAACCTTAACTTTGCAAGGTATACAAATAAGGGAACTTTAAGCGAATTAATAAGATAGATGAAAGATGTTAAGATAGACATTGCATCTGTAGGATTTCCAAGCCAGTTTGTTTCTGATGCTGAAAAAGCTACTGATGAATTTGGTTTACAGATTGGTCAGGCTATTCAATACGAATGGTTTAAGAAAGACGGAAATCAATGCAGATACTACAATCAATGGAGAGACTTTCACAGATTGCGTTTATATGCAAGAGGAGAGCAATCAATAGCTAAATACAAAAACGAAATTGCGGTAGATGGAGATTTATCTTATCTAAATCTAGACTGGACTCCAGTTCCTATATTGCCAAAGTTTGTTGATATTGTAGTGAACGGAATGCAAGACCGTGAGTTTAAGGTAAAGGCCTATGCTCAAGATGCATTATCACAAGCTAAGAGAAGTAAGTATCAGGATATGATAGAGGGTCAGATGGCCGCTAAGGATATCCTAACTACAATACAAGAACAAACAGGCGTTGACCCTTTTATTATGGACCCTGATGAACTTCCGTCTTCTGACGAGGAGTTGTCATTATATATGAATCTTAATTACAAGCCTGCAATAGAGATTGCTGAAGAAGAGGCTATAGATACTATGTTTGCTGAAAATCATTATGATGATATTCGCAAGCAGTTAGACTATGACTCTACGGTTATAGGAATGTCTGTAGCTAAGCACGAGTTCTTGCCTGGAGCTGGAGTTAAGATATCATATGTAGACCCCGCTAATGTTGTATACAGCTATACTGAAGACCCACACTTTAAGGATTGTTTTTATTGGGGTGAGATTAAAACCTTACCTATAACTGAACTAACAAAAATAGACCCCACCATTACTCGTGAAGATTTAGAAGAGATATCTAAATACAGCCAGAGTTGGTATGACTATTATAATGTAGCTCAGTTCTATGAGAATGATATTTTTTATAGAGACACTTGCACCTTGATGTATTTTAATTATAAGACCACTAAAAAGATGGTTTATAAGAAAAGAATACTTGAGGGCGGTGGTTCTAAAATGATAGAGAAAGACGACACTTTCAATCCTCCACAGGAAATGATGGAAGATGGGAAGTTTGAGAAGATAGAAAAAACTATTGACGTATGGTATGATGGAGTGATGGTTATGGGTACTAATATTATTCTCAAGTGGGAACTTGCTGAGAATATGGTTAGACCAAAGTCATCATCTCAGCACGCCTTACCTAATTACGTTGCTGTAGCACCAAGAATGTATAAAGGAGTTATTGAGTCTCTTGTTAGACGAATGATTCCTTTTGCTGATTTAATACAAATCACTCACTTAAAACTTCAACAGGTAATTGCTAGAACAGTACCTGACGGAGTCTATATAGATGCTGATGGCCTTAACGAGGTTGACTTAGGTACTGGAGCTGCATATGACCCATCAGATGCCCTTAGGCTATACTTCCAAACGGGTAGTGTAGTGGGTAGAAGTTATACCCAAGATGGAGAGTATAATCAAGGTAAAGTGCCTATACAACAGCTCACAAGCAGTTCAGGCGCTTCTAAGACACAAATGCTCATAGCTAACTATAACCACTACCTAGACATGATTCGCTCTGTAACGGGCTTAAATGAAGCGAGAGACGGTTCTACACCATCTCCCGATGCTCTTGTTGGTGTTCAGAAGTTAGCAGCATTAAATTCAAATACTGCAACTCGACATATATTAGAAGGTAGTCTTTATATTTATAGAAGTTTGGCGGAAGCCTTGACTTATCGAGTAGCTGATATATTAGAGTACTCTGACTTCAAAGAAGACTTTATAAATAAAATAGGGAAATACAATGTAAGTATACTTGGAGAGATAAGTAACTTATATATTTATGACTTTGGTGTATTTATAGAATTGTCTCCAGATGAAGAGCAAAAAGCAATGCTTGAGCAGAATATTCAAATGGCATTATCTAAAGGAGATATTAATCTTGAAGATGCTATTGATATTCGAGAGATTAAGAATCTTAAACTTGCCAATCAGTTGTTAAAAGTAAAAAGACTAGCTAAGCAAGAGCGAGACGAAAAGATGGCTATGCAAAAGCAAGCAATAACAGCTCAGCAACAACTCAAATCACAAGAGATGGCTGCTCAAGTTGCTATGCAAAAAATAGAGCTTGAGACTCAATCTAAAATGAAAATCAAGCAAGCTGAGATAGCTTTTGAAATAGAGAAGAACAAAGCTGAGGCTGCTCTCAAGTCACAGCTTATGCAACAAGAGTTTAATTACAACTTACAGTTGCACGGCATGACTGAGCAATCTCTATCAAATCGAGAGTCTTCTAGGGAAAAAGCTAAGGCTGATAGAATTAGTCAACAAAATACAGAGCAGAGTAAATTAATATCTCAACGCAAAAATAATTTACCTCCTCAAAATTTTGAATCTAATGAAGACAGTCTGGATGGTTTTGATTTATCAGAGTTTGAACCTCGATAATGAGCATTGATATTTTAACTAACTTTGTAACTTAAATTAAATTAAATGGAATTAAAGGTAAAAGCGGTTGAATCCGTAGAAGAAAAGTCTATTCAAGAAGTTGAAAAAGAACTGCTTGAAAAGCATGAAGAGAAATATAATTCTTCTGAAACAGAAGATACACCAAAAGTAGAGGTGTCTTCTATTGAAGAAAGTGTCGTTGACGACACTTCTGAAGAAGAAGTATTAGAAACCTCTAACGAGGAAACGACAGAAGCTGTAGAAGAACAACCCGCAGAGCTGTCAGAAGAAGACGTTCTTTCATATATTGGTAAAAGATATGGTAGGGAAATTAGTTCTTTAGAGGAGCTAACTGCGGCTAGAGAGGAAGCTGAGCAGCTTCCTGAGGATGTTGCAGCCTACTTTAAATATAAAAAGGAAACAGGAAGAGGTATTGAAGACTATGTAAAACTACAGAGAGACTTCAATGCAATGAATCCTGATGCTTTGCTTCGTGAATACTTAACAGTAACTGAAGGGGAAGGTTTAGACGCAGAAGACATAGATGCTCTTATGGAGGACTATGCTTATGATGAAGAGCTTGACGATGAAAGTGTTGTTAAGAAAACCAAGTTAGCAAAGAAAAAAGCTATTGCTAAGGCAAAGAAATTTTTCAATGAGCAAAAAGAATTATACAAACAACCCCTTGAGTCAAGACCGGTTGCTGATTCTGAGCAAAACAATGAAGAAATTCAAGCTTACAGGCAATATTTAGAATCTGTTAAAACTCAACAAGAGGAGGCGGAAGCAAAAAGAAGTTGGTTTTTAAAGGAAACCGATAAAGTATTTACTGATGATTTCAAAGGTTTTGATTTCACTATAGACGATAGAACAGTAACTTTCTCTCCAGGTGATGCGGCTACGATTAAGAAAAACCAAGAAACACCGATGAACTTTATAAACAAGTATATCGATGATAGAGGTTTAATTAGCGATGCAACTGGATACCACAGAGCTTTAGCAATTGCAATGAATCCCGATAAGTTTGCCAAGTTCTTTTATGAGCAAGGCAAATCAAGTGCTACTGAAGATGTTATGCGTAAGACTAAAAATATAAATATGACTGAGCGCCAAGCACCTGAAGTAACAAACAAGGGAGGATTTCAAGTCAGACCAGTCAACCCTGATTCTGGGAGAGGTCTAAAAATTAGAAGTATAAGAAAAAAATAAAAATTTAAAAAATGGCAGGAAGTGTTCAGGCGACCCCAGGGTACGCTTTACAACCAAGTGCAGAACAAGTGCCCTTGGCAACAAATTACATTACAAACTTTGATTTCTTGAATCAGTATTTACCTGATACATATGAAAAGGAGTTTGAGCGGTACGGAAACCGCACCGTAGCATCTTTTCTACGTTTAGTAGGAGCTGAGATGCCATCTAACTCTGACCTTATCAAATGGGCAGAGCAAGGAAGACTACACACAAAATATACTAACTGTTCTTCAGGAGCTGCTGCTGCTGCCGATACAGCTACTATTACTGTAAGTGATACACTAGTACCTGGTACTGGAAGCATCGCTATTCGTGTAGGGCAGACTGTTGTTATTTCTGATAACGCAGGTTCTGGATTGAATAAAGGTATCGTTACTTCTGTTGATACAGCAGCTGGTACTTTTGACGTAGCTTACTATGAAGCTGGTGGACAAGTGTTTGGAAACACTGAGACTCTTACTGTATTTATCTACGGTTCTGAGTTCAAGAAAGGTGCTAACGGAATGTCAGGTTCATTAGAAGCTGATGACCAAATCTTTGACAACTCTCCAATTATCATTAAAGACAAATACGCTGTTAGCGGGTCTGATATGGCACAAATCGGATGGGTTGAAGTTACTACTGAAAATGGTGCATCTGGATATCTATGGTATCTAAAATCAGAGCATGAAACAAGACTACGTTTTGACGATTATCTTGAGACTGCAATGATTGAAGCTGTACCTGCTGAAACTGGTTCAGGAGCTATTGCTGCTACTGGTGATGTAGGAAACAAAGGTTCTGAAGGTATCTTCTACGTTGTAGAAAATCGTGGAAATGTTTGGGGAGGTGGAAACCCATCTACTCTAGCTGACTTTGACGCAGTTATTTCTCGTTTAGATAAGCAAGGAGCTATCGAAGAAAACGTTCTTTTCGTTGATAGAGAATTTAGCTTTGACATCGATGATATGTTAGCTGCTCAAAACTCTTACGGAGCTGGTGGAACATCTTATGGTTTATTTGACAATGACAAAGACATGGCATTAAACCTAGGATTCACTGGATTCCGCAGAGGATATGACTTCTACAAGTCTGACTGGAAATACTTAAATGACCCAACTATGCGTGGTGGTCTACCTACTGGAGCTAACTCTGGCCGTATCAACGGACTTTTAGTACCAGCTGGTTCTACTACTGTATACGACCAGATTTTAGGTAAAAACGCGAAGAGACCTTTCCTTCATGTTCGATACAGAGCTTCTGAAACAGAAGATAGACGATACAAAACTTGGATTACAGGTTCTGCTGGAGGAGCTGCTACATCGGATTTAGATGCGATGGAAGTACACTTCTTGTCAGAAAGAGCTGTATGTACTTTAGGTGCAAACAACTTCTTCTTATTCCAAGAGTAGTATTAATTACCAAGGGAGGTTTAACCGCCTCCCTTTTTTTTAAATCTAATTAAATCATATATAATGAAAAAAAATACATTAGTAGACAAGGTCTACAAACTTACAAGAGATTCAGCACCATTATCTTTTTTACTACCTTCTGCTGGGTCAAAAAGACAACCCTTACTATATTTTGACGAAACAAAAGGAATCAACCGAGTGTTGAGATATTCCCCTAATCAAAGGTCTTGTTTTGAAGACGAACAAGATGGACAGGTGGTTAGAGAACCCATTGATTTTGTTGATGGTTTTTTAAGAGTTCCCAAAACTAATCCGGTTTTGCAGGAGTTTTTGTATTACCATCCTCTTAATGGTAAAAAGTTCGTTGAGGTAAACGAGGAGAAAGACGCTGCTTCTGAAATAGAACAGCTTAATATGGAAGCAGATGCTCTTATTGAAGCCAGAAAGCTTTCTGTAGACCAAGTAGAAACCATATCAAGAGTTTTGCTTGGAAGAAACACAGAGCAAATGAGTACAGCAGAGTTGCGTAGAGATATATTAATATTTGTTAAGCGTGACCCTCAGACTTTTTTAAAGATGATAAATGACCCTATGCTCAAATTACAATCTAACGTACAGTTATTTTTTGACAAAGGAATGCTTGCTTTTAGAAATAAAAGAAAGGAAGTTTGGTTTAATACATCTTCTAATAAAAAGAAAATGCTTACCGTTCCATTTGGAGAAGACCCTATGTATATAGTATCTTCTTATTTGCAGAGCGATGATGGTTTAGAGTCACTCAAAATGCTAGAAAGTTTACTAGAAGAGTAAGTCTAAACGCTTTAACTACAGAGAGGTCAAAAATAATTGACCTCTTTTTTTTTCCTTATCTTTGTAAAAAAGAAAGCAATGATAAACGCTGTTAGAAATACAGTTCTTGCTATACTAAACAAGAATAATTACGGTTATATATCTCCATCGGATTTTAATCTATTTGCAAAGCAAGCGCAACTAGATATTTTTGATGAATACTTTTTGGGGTATAACAATCAAATCAACAAAGAAAACGGTAGAGTGTCGGGTACTGGATATGCCGACATAACAAAAGGATATGAGGAGGTTATAGATACTTTTTCAGTAACTTCAAGTTTAGCAAACTCATCAGCAAATGTGTATTCAGTGCCAACAGC